ATCAATTCAAAATCTTCTTGTACTTCTACTACACCCTCATTTCTTAATTCTTTAACAGAACCTAATCCGCGTGATGAAATACCCAATGTAATACCAGCTTTGAATAATGCTTTAAGAATATTACCAGATGGTGTTTCTAATATTTGTACAGCTCCATTTAAATTATCACCGTCCCACCAAACTTTTAATATATTATGTGATACATTGTTTAAGTTAACTACAGAAGACTCTGGATGATCTAGTTCGCCTAGAGCTCTATGTTGTTGTATAAATTCTTGTTCGTATCTACGACATTCTCGTTCTAAAATATGTTTTGGATATATTCTACCATTTTGATTTTTAGAACCAGCCCGTTGTAATATACCTTGTACTACATACCCGCCAGGAACGCCGTATTTAGCACCATTGGACTCGTTTAATGACCCAATTGGCTTAAATGGTATATAATCTATAAGTACTTGTTTCAGCATGTTATTTATTCTCCTAAGGTTCTTACTCGTTCTGAAATTTTAATCAATCGTTCTGATATTTTTGTTAATGCTTTTTGTTCTGATGGTCCATATACTGATGATGTTACTCCAGATTCTGTTTTTAATTTACTATTATGATTTACTAATGTTTCAATTTCTTGAAGTTTTTTAGCAATCTCTTTAATTGTATTTTTTACTTTTTTCTCTGGAGATATTTTTGGGTCATTCGTAGCAAATGCTCTATATCCTTCTATTAATTTTAAATATTGATTTTCTAAAATATCTTCAGAATTTAACTTGCGAATTGGTGTTGATGTATCTGGTAATTTACCTACGCGTGTTGATGTATCTTTTATATTTCCAGTACCCATTCCATCTGAATAATATTTTACTGGGTATTCTGCATCAGACTGCCACCACGTATCATTAGTAGTAGCAAATGGAAATTTGTCATTGAATATTTCTTCATCTGACTCAGGTCGTTGATGCTCTCCTATTTTATAGGATGGATTCACGTTTACTGATTCATATTTAACTGATTTAGATTTCCATTTACCTGGAGCAGCAAATGCCGATGGAGTATTATATCCGGCTACATTACCTGTTACATTTTGTTCTTCAATTTCATTTTCCGCATAATTTCCACCACACGATTCGCAAACGTTATCAACGATCATACCGTTACATTCGTTACACGAATTATTATCTATTTCTAAAAATTTATCTTTAATTTCATTTAATAATGATCTCATACATGTATCTCATTTAATTCATCAACTAAATCAAAATATCTTAATAAGGATAAAATATGTGATTCTTTAATTACTTTCATAGACTCAACGTTGCATAACATTTCAGATAATTTTTGTACTTTAATTTTAGTAACTTCATCTGTAATATTAGATGCGTGATTAGCTAAACTAGTTTTTATTTCAGGAATTATCTGTTTAATATATAATTTAAGTGTAGCAGTATCATCTACGTGTGTTATATATTTACCTAATAAATGTTTTTGCGATTCGGATAATACTGAGTATTTTGTATTAAATTTATCAACTAATAATTTATAAGTTAATAGTCGCATATCCTTTTCTTGTTTTGAATATGTTTCTAGTATCGGATCTTTTTCTACTATTTTTTTATTTGTTAATAATCCGTGATTTACAATAGCAAATTTACATTCCATTAATTGTTTTGGATTATCATGTTCTTCATGTTCGAACATCATATTAATAGAAGCTAATACTTTATAATTATTAATATGTATTTTAGATACATTATCAAAAACAAAATTATCCGAAATTTCTTTTACTAAATTATATCGTTGTCGACTTAATAATGATTTATTTAATCTAGTATGTGCATCTTTAACTGTACGTATATAATCGAAAGCACGGGCTTCTGATTTAAATTGTTCTTTTACTAGTAAATTATATAATTGCAACTCTTTTGATAATTCAGTATTTTTTCCAAAATATTTTTTAATTATATCAATAGTTACAGATTTATCAGATGTTAGTGTTTCTGATGTTAATTTCTGTACTAGCATTTCGAACAATATACCCGTGTTTTTGTACTTCGAATGTTTCAATTTCTTCATATATACGGTATCTTTTAAAATAAATATTATTATCGTTTATAAAATGTTTTTTTCATCCAACAATGTACCAGCATCAACATCTTGTTTAATTTTTCGTTCAAATAAAATTTTAGTTGATTTATTTTTTGTTAAATTATTGACAAAATCTTTTGATTCTTTAGATAATGACATTTTTCGTTCTCGTTGGGTTGGTTGGAATGCAGATCTTTGATTTTCGATATTTGTTTGTTGTTTTAGCTCTTTTGCGCCGGTTGGATCCCATCCAAATGCATTTGCATGTTGCCCGGATTTAATTCCTTCTTTTGGTCGGCCACCTAAATCTTTTTCTTCTACATCATTTGAACTCATATGAATTGATGCTAAATCGTGTGGTGTACCATATGACACGCCTGTTACTGCTGGGTCATTTCCTTCTTGTTCGATTTGATTTTGACGGAATCTTAATTTTAAATCTTCAACGATATCAACACGTTCTTGCAACCATTGGTCTTCTGACATATTAAATATGTATTCATATATATACTTATCAGAAACTAATTTACTATCACGCATTGCAACTGCTAATTGAATCTTTTCATTCATTAGAGCTACTTTTTGCTGATCATATATAATAGATGATGGTGTTAATGCTAATTCGAAATTTATTAAATCTTCACCATCGATGCCTTGAGTGTATAAATGTATAATTGCAATCTTAGTTAACTCAGATACCATTATTTTTTGTACGCGTTCAATTGTTCTAGCAAAACGTATATCCATTGATGCTAATGTAACCTTACCCTCAGCGCCTTCATCGTATCCTAAAAATGGTTTTGGAATTTTTAATCCAGCCATCATTTTATTTCTGACATACTCAATATCTTCAATACCTGTAAATGTCATACCCGGTAATGTGTCAATTGTAGTTGCACTTTGACCGCCGCGCACTGGTAAATAAAAATCTTCTAACATGTTATTAATGTTAAATTTAAGATTATAATTACCCGTTGCTTGATCGACGTGTGGAATTTTTTTCATTTTATTGATAACTTGTTCCATGAATGTATCAACTTCATTTGGTGGAATATTACCAATATCTATTTTAAAAATACGTTTTTCAGGCGCTCTCATGATACGGTGTATTAACATCGCATCTTCTAATAACATTAATTTTTGGAATTCTTTTCTTGCACCTTCTAACATAGATCTACCATATGGTAAAAAGTTAGAATCAGACATTAATCTAAAATGTGCAATTTCAAACGATTCATATTCGTCTTTTTGACCAATTGAATGCTGAAATTTTATTTTGTATTGCCCGGTTAATTCATCATATTCTTCAATACGTTCAATTTCATACGATGATATTGGTCTTGCATTAATAATACCAATTTCGTCTGAAATATCTAGTTTTAAAAAGAAATCACCATATTTAACTACATTACGAATCCATGGCCATAAATTAAATTCAATATTTAATACATCATAAAATAAATTATAAAGTATTTTTTGAATATTAGTTTTATCAGATTTAATTGTTAAAATTTCGCCGAATTGATCTTCTAATGTAGCTTCATCCGAATAAATATCTAGTGCTGAGTTAATGATTGGATCTTTATCCATCATTTCGTAATCAGCATATAATTGAAATCTATTTTGTACAGAGTTATAATTTGAATCATAACCTCCATAACCTCCAGATCTTTGTTTATTATATGATCCGTGTAATCTGTTATAACGGTCTGTTATTTTTGTATTTGATATATTACCACGTGATTGTAATTGATTAGTATCAACAACTTTTATTTTATTGCCTTGTTGGCGTAATATTACATTGGTACTAAATAAATTACGTAATCGTTTTCTTAATGAAGCCATACTTATAATAATAATAATTTATTATAAATATAAACGTTTACAAAAGCCAGTTTAAATTCTCATCACCAGCGCCAGTTTGCCAAGTCCATGAATCATTTTGATTTTTATTCCCGGTATAAATAACACTATCTGTTTTTCGAAACTGAGACATCGCTCTTTTATTTAGATCAATACCTTGTTGTCTTAATTTTAATGCAGTATCTCTCAACCATAATGTTATAGCAAATGACATAACTAAGTCATCATTGTAACCAACTTGTGCTTGTGCTTTACCATTTAACCATATGAATACAAATAGTTCTTGTATCAATCGTTTAGAACGTATTATTGGTGTCTTTTCTCGCATATACATTTCCAATGCAGATATCATTAATGGTCTCGTTCTACTAGATGTAGTAACACCCGGTACCATTTGTGATTTATCTTTCATGTCATATCCTTTGCGTAATTGAACATCTGCATCAGTATAACCATCATCTTTATATGTGTAATGTAAATTAGCATAACCTCTATCAATTGCTGGTTGAATTGCTGCCCAACCAATATTTGCATTTTCAATAGCTAATAATGCATTGTTCCATTCCGTAGCTACGGTTACTAACATATTACCAAAATCATTTGGTGGTATCTTACCTCTATATTCAGCAACCTGTTTTACTGCTTCTATGTCAAATATCTGAAAAGCTGAATAATCTCGTGCATCGCCACGGGCAACGTCAGCTACTACTAAGTAATCTCTCGAATAGTCTGGATATTCCCAGATCCAATATCCATTATCATATCCTCGTTTTTCAATTGGTTCTTCACACGCCGCTTCATATTCAGCTAATAAATTACCATCTACAATTGTATGACCAGATCCGATAAAGTCACAGTCACATTCTTGAGCTGCACCTTTTTCTCCTAATAATTTAGTTTGATCATCTCGCCAATCCTGATCTCGTTCTGGATGCACGTTCCAATGTAATTTAATTGTATGGAATCCATTATCTCCTGATTCAGCACCCATCCATGTTTGATGAAACCAGTTACCCATACCATTTGGAGTTGACAATACAATTGCGCCCCCACCCGTAGATAATGTTGCTTGGGATGCTATCCAAATTTCTTCAATGTTTCTAATAAACGCTGCCTCATCTACAATTAGCAATGATAATGCTTCTGAACGAGCACCAGTCGACGCTGATGAGATTGCTTTTATTTGTGAACCATTTTTAAATTTTAATGATAATTTATTATTTGAAGTTATAGTAGTTTTTAACCAACTAGGTAAATGTTCATTCATTATCTGAACTTTATTTACTAAGTTTTTTGCTACATCTTGTGTCGTTGCAATAACAAGCACATTAAAATCATCATTAAATAACATTGACCATAATGCAAAACCTGCTGTTAATGTAGATATACCTAACTGTCTAGATTTTAATATAATATTATATCGATTATCTCGTAATTCAGTTAAAGACTCTTCCTGAAATGGATATAAATTAAATTTAATTTTACCTCGTTTAGGGTGTTGAATATAACAATACTGCCTCATAAAGAAAACAGGATC